CTATAGTATTTATGGTGATAGAAGATGGTTTAGAGCCTAATGAACCTGTAAATATAAATAATATTAATTCTATTAAAAAATTAAAATTTTTTAGCAGAAAAAATGTAGTTATAGATCAAACTAATTATTATAACGATCCTTTATCAGAAAAATACGGAGAACCTGAATATTTTACTATTTATTCTGACGGAGCAGTACCTAGAGTAGTTCACGAATCAAGATGTCTTGTTTTTACAGGAGAATATTATCCTGCTGACGAATTAGGACTACAGCCTAATCATGAAAAATTCTGGGGAATATCGACATTACAATCTTTACATGAAATTTTTCAAAATTACGGTCTCTCATTAGAAGCTTTGCTTAAAGTTTTTCAAAAATTTAATATAGATACATTAAAAATAAAAAATTTAATGCAATTATTATCTAATCCAGATGGAGAAAAACAATTACAAGCAAGAGCTGAGATATTTGATTTAGCTAAATCTGTTTCAACAACTTTAGTTTTAGACTCGGAAGAAGATTTTGAAGTAGTAGCTCAATCTTTAACAGGAGGTGTTTCGGAAGCGTTTGCAAAAATACAAGAAACAGTAGCAGCAATGGCAGGTGTACCTACATCAATTTTAATGGGAACTACAAATAAAGGTTTAAATACTAGTAAAGATTCAGAAGTAAGGCTTTATTATGACAAAGTTAAATCTAATCAAGAAGAAGAAATGCTAACTCAATTAGAGTATTTAATAAAGTTAATTTGTTATTCTAAAGATTCTGAATTAGATCAAAATAAAAATTATTCTGTAGTATTTAATTCTTTATGGCAACAAACAGAACAAGAAAAAGTGGAAATGAGAAAAAAACAAGCTGAAACAGATAAAATATACCTTGACACTGGCGTATTTTCTCCAGAAGAAGTAAGGGAATCTAGGTTTGGAAATTCAAATTATTCTATCGATACTAAAATAAATTAAAAAAAACAATTTACTTTAAACAATATTAATATTAATATTAATATTTAGATTAATATTTAGATTAATATTTAGATTAATATTTTATACAATAAATGGGCATAAATTCATTTTTAACAAACAAAAATTTATTTTCTACAGAATTAAAAAATAAATTAGAAGGTATAGAAGAAAACGCTACTGAAAACGATACCGACTTTAATTTAAAAAATAGAGAAAATCATCTAGGTTCTCAATCTATAGACACTATAACTAATTTACAGAATGAATTAGATAATAAAAAAAATAAAATATTAGCTAAAGAATATGTAGATTCTTCTATAGATGATATAAAATCTATAATAGATAATTGGGGTTCACCTACTGTTTACACAGGATACAATTATGATTTACACGGAAATTATTCAGGTGATGATGTAGTAATTGATAATTATTACAACATTTCTTTTACAGGCACAAATAACCCTACAGGAAGTCCCCATACAGTTTTTGAAAATAGGTCTTTAACTTTACAAGGATCTGATTGCACTAGAATAAAAATAATAAATATTAATATTAAAAACGGTCTTATTGTAAATGGAACTCAAGGGAGACATTATTTTGAAAAATGCAATTTCGGAGGTTTTTCTATTAGTTCAACAACCAACTGGGTAACTTTTACAGATTGTTCTTTCGATGATTCTGTAATAATTAATAATAATTTTACAGGAAGTATTTATTTTATAAGATGTTCTTTTTCAGGACAACAGATTACACTTAATAATCTTTCTCCTTTACAGATCGTATTTTCTGATTGTTCAGGATTTGCAAATATACCTTCAAACGCTTTCAAATCAGGAATGATATCTTTATTATCAGGAATACAATCTTTGTATGTTAATAACAATCCGATATCTTTAGAAGATTTTAATTCTCAAATAGCTTCTCTCGAGGAGAATAAAGTAGATAAAGTAGCAGGAAAGGATTTATCAAGCAATGATTTTACTGATTCTTTAAAATCTAAATTAGACAATCTTGGCTATACTTCGGATATTGAAGCACAACTAGAATTTAAAGTAGATAAAATTTTAGATGCTGACGGCAACGAAATTAAGCATTTATCTACAAATGATTTTACAGATGAAGAGAAACAAAAAATAGAGCAAAATAGATTAGATATACTTGATAAAGTAGATAAACAATCAGGTTATCAACTAACGCAAGAAGATTTCACCTCTGTTTTAAGAGCTTTGTTAGTCAACATCGGAGATGTCGCCGCAAACTCGATAAAAATAGGTGACGAGAATGGGATTGGTAACAATATAACTTTTAATCAATTTAAAGAAGATTTTGAAATAAATAACAAAGTTGATAAGGTTTTAGATACTAATGGAAATGAAATAAAACAATTATCTACAAACGATTTTACAGATGCATACAAAAATCATATTGATAATTTACTTGCTATTGTAAATACCAACAATGAAGATTTAGATACATTTTCAGAAATCATAGCTTATATTCAAGCAAATAAAAGTGAATTAGATTCACTTTCTATATCTTCTATTATTGGTTTAGAAGATGCTTTAAATTTAAAATCAGATGAATCAAACAATTATATTAAAACTCTTGATAATAGGAATGTATCATCATTACCTTCTGCAAATTTAGGTAAACTTTCTTTAGAATTTAAAAGTGGTGTTAATGCTAATCTGAATACAAATTATGCAGGCTTATTGACGATAACACCATACACAGACACTAGTGCAGGAACTTTGGCACATCAATTCGGATTTAATGAAAACGGTTTATTTTATAGGAAATCTAATAGCGACCACACTGCGTGGGGCGACTGGCAAGGTTTTGTTTATTCTAGTAGCGATGGATCTTTAAATTTAGAGGCTGATTTGAATTTTGAAAATGGAAGAGTTATAAATGCTAAAAACTCTTCAGGTCAGACGCAAACATTTTTGTGGCCAAGATGGACGGATGATGTAACTTACCTAAATTATGGGCAAAATGGCTTTAACATAAGAAATAATTCTAGTGCTTCATCTATTTTTATTACAAATTCTGGAAATGTAGGAATAAACAACCCAAACCCACAACACAGACTAGATGTAAATGGAAATATAGCCTTACCTTACGGTAGCGGAATAAATGTTAATAATTCAAATTTTGGATCTAAAAAAATCCTGGAAACAAAATGGAACGGTAGCTATGATGTTACTGAACTTTATTCTCCGGGGGCTTCTTTTCCTCAAAGAAATTTTACTATGGCTATTGCTGATCAACGGGTCGGCATCGCAGCCAACCCATCGGCATCTTATACACTTTTAGTTGGGGGCTGGGTAGGTGCAGGTTCTTTTAATACAACCTCAGACGAAAAAATAAAAGAAAATGTAAAAGATATTGATATATGTTTTATTGATAAATTGTCAAAAATAGAGCTCAAATCATACAATTTAATCGATGATAAGAAAAAAGATGTTCAATTTGGAGTCATAGCTCAACAACTCGAAAAAATTGGATTAGAACAGTTAGTGACAACAGCTCAGCACTCTCAAGATTTTGGAACAAAAAAAGAAGCTGAAAAGTTTATAGCAGAAAAGCCTCACCTCGAAGCTAAAATTGAAAAATTCACAGTTAAAAAACAAAAACAAGTTTTTGTTTTTAATGGGAAAGAATTTGAAAAAATTGAAGATGCCATTAAAGAAGAGGGAGACTTAAAAGGACGACCTTCTCAAATAGATTCAAAATTTATTGATTATGAGATTTATAGGTTTAAATGCGTTTGGAATCAAAAAAGTGTTAATTACAACAATTTATTTGTGCTTCAACAAGCATTGATCAACGACCAACAATCGATATTAAGAACGCAAGGATTAAGTTTTTTAATTTCTGATATAAAAGAAGTTTATTTTGATAAATTTTTAAATAAATATGAAGTTTTAACTCAAGACGGAGATTTAATAAAATCTATTGAAAAAAACGGCAATACTCAAAATAAAAGGATAGACGCTTGGATTGCTCAAGGAAATAAAGTTACAAATAAAATTTATAGCAAACAAGAAATATTAAATATTTTAAAAGAAGAAAGTAATAAAAGAATTAGAACATTTAATAATAGAGTTCACTCTAAACAAGATTGGTTACAAAAATCACAAAATTATCAAGATATAATCAACCGCTTTACAAGTCAATTAGTTATAAAATCTCAAGGTGGTAATTTTCTTGGAAAAGAAATTACGCAAGAGGAATATGATAGTGCGGTAAGTATGATTGAAAGAAAAGATAAATATGTTGAGCATTACCATAAAGTTTTAAAACCAGTAGTAGAAGAAGCTTACAAAAATAAATTATTAAATATTTTTAACCCTTATTCTAAAAATCATTGGTCAGAAATTGATAACAATATTAAAAAATTAGAAAATAAGGAAAAGAAAGGTTTATTTAATAATATTCTTAATAAATTATTTAGCAAAAATTAATATGTCAAAAAGTATTATAGTTTTACCTTTTTTTAAAAACGAAACACAAAATAAATTTTCAGAAGAAAATTATTTAGTTAATGGAGGTAAAATAAGTATAATTGTAGAAGGATTGTTAGATGGAGCTAAAATAAAATTTTATATAAAATATTTAGATGATTCTGATTATACCCCTTTTGTTTCAGGACAAGACCCTGTTTTACAATTAATTGAGGGGAAAGAATTTGAAATAAATGAGGAAATTCCTTGTTTTATAAAAATTGAATTGTTTGATGTTAGTTTAAACACTAATGTAACAGTAACAGGTTATTATATTGACAAATTTTCTGATTACGGTATATTATGAAAAAAATAACTAGATACGACCAAATTAATCTAGATGAAATAAAACTTGAAAAAACAGATCAAGGTTATTTAGAAGGATATGCAATAGCTACTAGAACAGGTGTATTTAACTATTATAAAGCTGACGGTACTATACAAAGAGAATTAAGAAAACCAGAAGAAGTTTTTAAACAAAAATCTATTGACTCTTTTAAATTACTACCTATTACAAACGATCACCCTAAAGATCAAGTTAATTCTGATAATGTAACAGATTTAGCTGTAGGATTCACAGGAGAAGATGTTAAAGTAAAAAACGATTATTTAGTAACAAAATTAAAAATAACTGATAAAAAAACAATAGATATTATTAATTCAGGAAAAAGAGGGTTGTCTTATGGTTATACAGTTACCCTTGAAGAAAAAAAAGGTGTTTACAAAGGTGAAAAATATGATTATATTCAAACAGATATAGTAGGAAATCATTTAGCTATTGTTTATCAAGGTAGAGCTGGAGAAAAAGCTCGTTTGAAACTTGATTCGCAAGAAGCTTTTTGTGTCTTTAATAATTTTAATAATAACTTTAATATGAAAAAAATTAATATAGATGGTAAAGATTATGAAATTTTAGAAGAAGTATTTAATAAATTAAATACTCTTGAAAAAAATAGTAGTAATTTAAAAAATGCTGAAAAAGATTTACAAAATAAAGTAGATTCTTTAGAAGGCGAAAGAGATGCTTTAAAAGCTAAAATTGAAGAGTTATCTAAAAAAGATGATTCAGAAGAAATTGCTAATAAAGTTAAACAAAGAATTTCTTTGGAAAAGAAAGCTTCTGAATTTTTAAAAAAAGACGAAGATATTTCTAATTTATCTGATAAAGATATTAAAACCAAAGTAATTACTGCTTTTTCACCAGAATTTAAAGCTGATGAAAAAAGTGAGGAATACATCAATGCTCGTTTTGATGCTGTTATTGACATAAAAAAAGATGTTAATTTAAGCAAAAATATGAAAATCGCTGGTTCCAAAAAAGACTCTGAAAATATTGAAATTGCTGTTAGTAATTCAGATTTACAAAGAGACTTAATTAACCGTTCTAATAATTCTAAATAATATATATAATTATGAGTATTCAAGAATATAAAGATTATCCTGATGTTGGCAAAAAAGGTCAAATAGCTACTTTAGAAGATAGTAATATCAAAACAAGAAATGCTGAACAAGCAGTTGATTTTGGTAGAGCTGTTGTTAAAGGAACTACTGGCGGTGTTGACATCAAAAACATTTTTAAATCAAAAGCTTCTTTGACTTTTGATGCGGATTTTGTAACAGGAAACACTGTGGATATTAAAATTAATAATATTTCAATACCTCAAGTAACTTTTTCAATTTCTCATGCTTCAACTTTTACTACTTTGATTTCTGCTATTGATGCTTTAACAGGTATTAGTGCTATCGCAGGTACAGGTCGTGAAATTATAATAACTGTTGATAATGCTATTTCAAATATAACTATTTCTGATGTAGTTGTTGCAGGAGGTTCTTCTCAAGCAGGTTCAACTACTGTTTACAGTTCAGTTGATGTTTTTGAAGGTATAGTTGCTATTAGACATGGTCAACCAATAGAAATTGGAGGAGATGATAAATACCAGTTAAACGATGCTGTTAATGTTTTAACTAAAGGCGTTATTTTTGTTGAAGTAGTTGACACAGTATCTTATGGTGATCCAGTTTATGTTTATAATGATAAATTAAACGAATTAAATCAGGGTCAATTTACAAACTCTGCTTCTGGCAACTTAATTGTTTCCGATGCTAAATTTGTAAGTGATGCAACTGGTACTACTGGTTCTCCTGCTTTAGCAAAAGTAGAAATTAACCAACCTTAATAACTTTAAATTAGAATTAAATTATGACTATTCAAAAATTTAAATTAGATAACGGAGAAGAAATTAAAATTGATACATCTTCTCCTGAATTTATTTCTTATGAAAATGCTGCTAAACAAGTAGGTCTTTCAAAAAATGATGAAGCTTTCTTTTTTGCTAGAAATCTAGAATTTGTTCGTCAAAAAATATTCATGCCAGTTTACGATCAATTAAAATTGTTAAACGGAGGATTATTACCTATTAACACTTCAATTCCAGAAGGTGCAGAAGAAGATACTTATGATGTTCTTGATTCAACTGGTGAAGCAGGTATTATAGGAGATTTTTCTGATGATATTAAAACAGTAGAAGTTTCTGGTAAAGAATATACTAATAAAATTAAATCTTTAGCTGATGCGTATATTTATTCTGTTCAAGATATGAGAAAAGACAGAATGTTAGGTAATGTTAGTAGATCAGTAATTACTAACAAAGCTTTAGCTGCTAGAAAAGCTGTAGATCAAAAAATTGAACAATTACTTGGTTTTGGTGATGTGAAATACGGTATTACTGGAATGTTTAATAATCCTAATGTTCCTATAGATGCTGTAGCTGCTACTGGTTCTGGTTCTTCTACTACATGGCAAAGTAAAACTTCTGCTAATATTCTTGCTGATGTTGAACAATCTATTAATGATATGATAGATACTACTAGAGGAAACGAAGTACCTACTAATATGTTAGTTGATGCTACAACTTATCATTTAATGATGAAAAAAGCCCTTGATACAACAAATTATTCTGGTATGTCAGTATTAAAATATATTGAACAAGAATATGGTTTAACTGTTGATTGGGTTCAACAACTTAAAAATGGTTTTGTAAATGGAACTAAATCAGGTTTTGTTCTTTACAATAATTCAGAAGAAAAACTTGAAGGAGTTCTTCCAATAAGATTAATGCCTCACGCTCCACAAATTAAAAATCTTGCTACAAAAAATATTCTTGAAGCAAGATGCGGTGGAACTAGAGTGTTTTTCCCTTATTCAATGAGTTATAGCTACGGTATATAATAAAATTAACCTAGGAGATATAATCTCCTAGGTTTTTAATTTGACTTTATTAACTAATATGTAATTACTATGGAAATTTTAAAAAGAACTAAAGGTTTATTGAGATTTAGAACTGAAAAAGGAAATATAGTTTTAAAAGAGGGTAAGAATAAATTAACTAATAAAGAATTTAAGTTAATTAAAAATCACCCCATGTATGAACCAATGGTAAATACTTCTGGTTTAGTAATTGTAGCTGAACATAAAGTTAAACAAGAAGTTAAACAAGAAGTTAAACAAGAAGTTAAACAAGAAGTTAAACAAGAAGTTAAACAAGAAGTTAAACAAGAAGAAGTTCAACAAGATGGTATA